CCAATAGAACAAGCACAGAATGGATATAATGGTTTCCATCGTGTAGAAGTAGACTTAATGGAAGATGACTGCGAGGCATGTAAACTATAATGTTAGAAACTTGTTGTGATATATTAGTAGACGCTTACAAGCGTAATTGGATAACCAGCAGAGATGGCAACATTTCTATACGACATCATGATCGTGATCATTTTTATGTAACACCCAGCGGTGTGCGTAAACAGAACATGCAACCAGAGATGTTCAAGAAGATTAAAATCTGGAGAACAATTAACAGTGGTGTTGGCAGTGGTGCTTTTAACTATAATTGGGAAGTCATTGAACAAACAGACTTGTCAGGCAACTTGGAACCTAGTGGTGAGATGCCTTTGCATTTTGGACTACAGAAAGAATTGGGACAGCACAAAGACGATGTGCGTGTGGTAGTGCATGTTCATCCTACTTACTGTATTGCGGCCATGCACGCCGGTATTGACTTAGGTACTGTTAGTGATGCATTTCCAGAACTCAATCGTTATACCAAGGTAGCACACAATGTGGGAGATGTTGCTCCTATCAGTGAAGAATTAGGCGAAGCATGTCATCACAACTTGGGACTTGACCGTGAAGGCAACATCAAGTTTGACATAGTGGGAATCAAAGGACACGGCGTGGTAGCCATTGGCAACACCCCATGGCGTGCCTATGAACACATAGAAAGATTAGAACACATTTGCAAGATAGTACTTGCTTCAGGAAAATATTAAAATGTCAAAACAACAATATAATTTAAACACCAAGACAGACTATCTCAATCGCAAGATGTTTCTGGACCCAGCTGGTCCTGTGACCATACAACGATTTGAAGAAGTAAAATACAAAAAAATTGCAGACTTTGAAGCAACAGCACGTGGCTTCTTTTGGCAACCTGAAGAGATTAGCCTAACGAAAGACAGCAATGACTTTAAAGATGCCAGTGATGCTGTCAAGCATATCTTTACCAGCAACTTGTTACGTCAGACAGCATTGGACAGTTTACAGGGTCGTGGCCCAAGCCAAATCTTTATGCCAGTAATCAGCCTGCCAGAACTAGAAGCATTGGTGTACAACTGGACATTCTTTGAAACTAACATTCACTCAAAGAGCTACAGCCATATTATCCGAAATATCTATAATGTGCCCAAGGATGTGTTCAATACTATCCATGACACTAAAGAAATTGTGGACATGGCTTCAAGCGTTGGCGACTACTACGAAGCATTGCACATGGTTAACTGTCGTAAGCAGTTAGGCGAAACTATTCCGGAAAAAGAATACATTCGAGCAATATGGATGGCATTACATGCAAGTTATGCATTAGAAGCTTTCCGTTTTATGGTTAGCTTTGCTACAAGTCTTGCAATGGTAGAGAATCGTATTTTTATGGGTAATGGCAATATCATCAGTTTAATTTTACAAGACGAATTATTGCACAAAGGTTGGACCGCTTATTTGATTAATCAAGTGGTTAAAGAAGATAACAGGTTTGCCGAAGTGAAAGCAGAATGCGAACAAGAAGTGTATAATTTATACATGGATGTTATCCGTGAAGAGAAGGACTGGGCAAACTATTTGTTTAATAAAGGGCCAGTGATCGGATTAAATGCCAACATTCTAAAAGACTTCGTGGACTACACCGCAGTTGGAGCACTTAAAGATATTGGCATTAAGTATAACAACCCAGCACCTAAATCTACCCCTATCCCGTGGTTTAATAAACACGTAGATACGAGTAAGAAACAAACAGCATTACAAGAAAATGAAAGCACAAATTATGTAATTGGCATAATGAGTGATGCAATCGAGTATGACGAATTACCCGCACTATAAAAAGAGAAAAGATGATCACAGTATATTCAAAAAACAACTGTCCGTTTTGTGACAGAGCAAAAGCACTATTAGAAAGTAAAGATATTCCATTTAAGATAATTAAGATGGAGGAAAACTCTGGCGCAAGAGAGTTTCTCATGGAACAAGGGCTTCGTTCAGTTCCACAAATTTTCAAGAATGGGGTTCTCTTACCCGGCGGCTTTCAAGGCTTAGCTGACAAAGACGAAGAATTTTTCAACACACTAAAGGTATAACATGTTTATTTCAAAGGGTTTCTCGGAAGGTGAAGTAGTTACACTTAAACTAACAAGCGGCGAAGAAATTGTCGCCAAATTAGTAGAAGACGGGCCATTACATTACACATTAAAAAATCCGCAAGTAATTGGTATGGGCCCAAAAGGTCCAGGACTAATGCCTTACTTGTTTACAGTGAGTCCAGATAAAGAAATCAAACTACAAAAATCCACAGTTACAGTAGCGGAAGCAACAGATGCATCGTTTGCCAAGCAATTTATTGAAAGCACCACCGGAATTGCTCTAGCATAAATACTAGCATATATTAGGATAAAGCTATGGGTGTTCAAATAATTGGTACGTTTAGTGGTCAGACAAATGGTCAAGTTACGACTATTGATCAAACCATTGAACTTGTTGCTATCGCGGCCGCGGTTGATAAATTAACGCTTGCTGTAACTACACAGATGACCACAATGAATTCATTTAACATTGCTCAATGGAGTGCGGCCGGACTTGGCACTCCAGGTGCTCCAATCGCTGTACTAGCCGCTCAGGGAAAAGCTCTTAATAACATGTCAGCAATGATGGCAAGTATGATGGAAACACAATCTGAAATTGCCGCAAAATTATCTGGCATGCAAGTCGGACTAGCACAAGTATCATCACAGGTTGCCGCAGGTGTAACTACCGGTCAAGTGCAGTTAGCTGAGACTATTAAAAATAATAAATTCCAACAACAAACAACTAATGCGGCGCTAGTAAGATCTGGGATAGAACCAACAGTCGTTGAACCAGCTGGTCTTGTTACAACAATTCAAGACACTGTAACAAATGTTGGTCCAATCAAAGCGGCAATGGCCGCCGCTAATCTAGTTGAACAAAGTATTGGATCGGCTGTTTCGTGGACCACAACGTCGGTTGGAAATATGATATCAGAAAGTTTTATTGGTACTGCGGCTGCAAATGCGTTTACCACAGTTAAAGGTTGGATTGGAATAACTAAACCAGCAGAAACAGTCAAGAAGGCGGCTGCCGAAGCATCGGCACTTGCTTCTAAAACAATATTAGGACCTGGATAATGCCAGGCGTAGCACGTTGTGATATCGATTCGGCGAGTCAACACATGATCATTTCTGGATCAATTGACACTTATATCGAAAATAAAAAAGTAGCCCATGAAGGCTCAATTACTGCTACAGGTCTTGTTGTTGCTCAAGGATCTACAACCGTTTTTGTAAACGATAAGCCAATGGCAAGAGAGGCCGACATTATCGCAGACGGCCAAAGTATCAGTTCGAGTAGCACAACTGTATTCGCCAATGTTGGTTGACATTTATTTTTAACCCCTGTACACTAGGTATAAGTACTCTGTACTTCATATAAAGGATTAATAAAATGGCTACAAACAAACACGCAGAATTCACAGCAATCGTAGAAGCAATGGAAGCAGACTTTGAAAAGTTTTATGACAAGGAAGTTGGCGCCGCCGGCACCCGTGTTCGTAAACATTGTCAAGATTTGGCCAAGTTGTGCAAAGAAACTCGTAACGATGTTACCGCAGTTAAAAACGCTCGTAAAGAAGTAAAATAATAATATAAATACAGTATGGCATACAGCGACAAGGTCATCGACCACTATGAAAATCCCAGGAACGTTGGATCTTTTGATAAGAGTGATCCTAGTATTGGTACTGGTATGGTTGGTGCCCCTGCTTGCGGCGATGTGATGAAATTGCAAATAAAAGTAGGCGAAGATGGTGTTATTACAGATGCCAAATTTAAAACTTATGGCTGCGGTTCAGCAATTGCCAGTTCAAGTCTTGTTACAGAATGGGTTAAAGGCATGCATATTGATGATGCTGTTAATCTTAAAAATAGTCAAATTGCCGAAGAGCTAGCCTTACCTCCTGTAAAGATACATTGCAGTATATTGGCAGAAGATGCTATCAAAGCGGCCGTAAATGATTACCGTAACCGACACAGCTTATAAAAAAATCAAGCAGAATTTAGAGCGTCGTGGTAAAGGCGCAGGCATTCGACTAGGTGTAAGAACTACAGGATGTAGTGGACTAGCATACACTATAGAATATGTAGATGAGTACACCGCAGAAGCCGGCGTTACTAATTTTGCCCAAAAAGATTTTGTAGTGCTAGTAGATGCCAAAAGTCTAGCCTATCTAAATGGCTTAACAATGGATTGGGTCCGCAACGGACTAAATGAAGGTTTTGATTTCATCAATCCAAACGAACGTGACCGTTGCGGTTGCGGGGAAAGTTTTCGAGTATAACAATCATTGACTTATCTAAAGTTAGACAGTATAATAACTGTATTGTTATAACTTTTGGAGATTATTTTGAGTATGCATTTAGAAGGTCCGTGGCTCAGTACCACTGGCAAGCAAAAAGGTAAAAAGAAATTTGCTAGTGCAGAACAAGCAAGAAAGTCTAGAGATTTGGACGCAAGTTGGAAAGAACTTCTCAAGAAGCATAATGTAGAAGCTGAAGATCGAAAACGCAATCGTGCTATGACTGCGGCTCCGTTAAGCTCTACTTATAAGTTGACTATACCAGAAGGCCGAAACACCACTGCACATCTTAAAAGTGTTGATACTGGTGGTAATGCAACGCTCAAGGCCCCAAAAGTTTACACAGGTACTATGGTTAAAGGCATTGCTACTATGCACAAGAGTAATGCTGTACCAGTCTTCAGTAATGAAGAAGCAGTTGATATTGCCAAAATGAGACGATAACCCCACATTATATGGGATATTTTGGACATATGAACTATATATTATACGTTTCGCAAAGAAACAAGATAGTAGGTCTAGTTAAAAGTAGTACTATTTTGATTAGACCCGCGAGTCTTGGCCAATGAGAAACCCGTGAGATTCGGGAAGCCATGCTCGCCAAAGGTACTGACTTTTATGAGAAGTCGGAGGCTAATGGAGACAACTACACGAACCCAGGGTTCATCATCAGAGCCTCGTGAAGTTAACTCCCTTAATGTAATGTGATTGTTTTGATCACACCAAGTGAAAGGAGAAAACACTATGGAAAAAGTAATGAGATTGTCTGCCCTACTGGCAGGACTAATTGCTGTAACTATCTTTGTTACATCAATAACACAAAACAAAATGTCGAGGCTGAAAGAATCGACTATCTATAACGCACCAGATGTTGTTACGATTCAAACTCGTGAAAAGCAATTGGATTGTCTAGCAATTAATATCTATCGTGAAGCGGGTCATGAGCCGTTTGAAGGTAAAGTTGCTGTGGCACAAGTAACTATGAATAGAGTAGCCAAGGGACAGTTTGGCAAAGATGTTTGCGGTGTGGTTTATCAGAAAAATGTTATAATGGAGCGAGTCGTGTGCCAATTTTCATGGGCATGTGACAGCGCCGCTAAATCACGCCCTGTTAATCAAGCCGCATACGATGAAAGCTACAGAGTAGCCAAGAAAGTACTTTTGGAAGGTTTTAAACTTGACATTCTGAAAGACGCACTGTATTATCATGCTAACTATGTAAACCCACGCTGGCAACTAGAGAAGATAGGCAGTATTGGTAACCATATTTTTTACACAGCAAAGAAGGAAGACAAATGAACCAGTTCGTAAGCATTACTGAATTTAAAGATTTTGTAGCAAACAAGTTCTCACATATTTCAGCTGAGACACTAGGTTGGATGGCGGCTATTGTATTACATGCCGCTACGATTCCTAGTTTATTGGCAATGATGAGCGGGCTAACTGATCGATTACCCGGAGTTGATCTAGTATTGTTAGTTTGGACAGGCTTAACTTTGCTGTTTCTTAAGGCTACAGTACAAAAAGACATGCTAAACATTGTTACTATTGGATTTGGCTTTATTATCCAAGCAGTTCTAATGGCATTAATTTTCTTTAAGTGAAATAAGCATAAATATTAGATAATTAAGGAGCACAAAGATGCCATCAGGATTCCAACAAGACATTAACCAATTAAACCCAGGACTATTTCGTGTAGTTTGGGTAGCAAACACCGGCACATATCCTACCGCAGACGGTAACGATAACGGTGGAATTACACCAAACTCAGGAGATAGTTTTGCAACATTGCCAACTACCCTAGTTAAAGCAAAAGCACGAGCACGTGGTAACATTCGTTTCCGAAATGTTATTAATCGTTTAACAGGTTTAGCAGATTGCCAAATTTTAGATATTGAAACTGGTATCGCAGCCGGTGGTGCAGAAACAGTTGGCGACGATGTTGCTACAAGTTTAGCATTCACAGTTAAGTACGATCGTACAGCAGGCATTATTGATGCTCAGAAAGCACTTAACGTACAAGAAACTGGGTTGGCTACAAACGTAGCTACTGTAGCAATCACTACACTAGCACTTGCTATTGAAGATGCAGTTGTGCGTGGCTTCCGTGATAGTACAACATCATCAACACGCATAGTGTCAAGCGTTCCAAATAACAACCAACTATCAATCACAGTTACCGCGCCAGACACTGCCGCAGACATTTTAGCAGACATCACTGTTGTTCAAATTGACGGTACTGAACTTGTAACCCTTGACTCTGCGGCCGACGCAGAATAATATAAGGCACTGATGATTTTAGCCTGGTTACTACTTCTTACTGGATTAATAATATCTGCGGTCGCAATCTACTATTCAGTAGTAGGTTTGACCGCAATATTCTCTGCGGCAGTAATTCCAATTATTATTATGGGATCAGCCCTAGAGATTGGCAAACTAGTATGTGCTAGCTGGCTCAAAGCTAACTGGGAACGTGCTCCACGTTTTATAAAATACTACATGATCATTTCAGTAGTTGTGTTAATGATTATTACCTCGATGGGTATTTTTGGATTCCTTTCAAAAGCACACAACGACCAAAATCTAGTAAGTGGCGATGTTCAAAGTAAGATTGCTATCTATGACGAAAAGATTAAAACAAGCAAAGACAATATAGATGCAAACCGTAAAGCTCTTAAACAGATGGATGAAGCTGTGGACCAGGTCATGGGCCGAAGCAGTGATGAAAAAGGTGCCGAGAAAGCAGTTCAAATTAGACGTAGTCAGCAAAAGGAACGTGCAAGGCTTCAGTCTGAGATCACAGCCGAACAGAAAACTATTGCCGCAGTTAGCCAAGAGCGTGCTCCAATCGCGGCAGAAGTACGCAAGGTCGAGGCCGAAGTTGGGCCAATAAAATACATTGCCAAGTTTATCTACGGCGACCATGGCGCAGATGAAAACATGCTGGAACGAGCAGTAACATGGATTATTATCCTTATTGTTATTGTATTTGATCCATTAGCAGTTATTATGCTGTTGGCCGCACAAATGACATTTGGTTGGAAAAGGGAAGAGGATG